TGTAAGGTAAGCCCATCGCATCACAGAATGGCAGTATCAAGTTGCGGATCACCTGCTCCCGATCCTGGTCATTGCGATTATACGGAACTTGCTCATCGAGATATATACGGAGGCTAACTTTAAATACTTCACCCATAGGCCACAAATTTTTAAATGAACCACCAAAGTAACTAAAATTCTGAATGCAGAGATCGTTAACGGCAGAGAACGTCCTGAACGCTAAGTTCAATGGGATTGAATTCGAGGGGAAATGGGCAGAGGTGATAGGGCAGCCGGAACGCCGGCACTCGTGGATTGTCTGGGGGCAGTCGGGCAGCGGAAAAACAACATTTAACATGCAACTTGCAAAACACATATCGCTATTTGAACAGGTGCTGTACAACAGTATGGAGGAAGGCGTGAGCGCGAGCATCCAGGAAGCTTACCGCCGTGCAGGTATAACCAGCCGCGACCGCGTGAACCTGGTAAGCGAGGGCATGAAGGATTTGCAAACCCGCCTGGAGCGCAAAAAAAGCCCATCGGTGGTATTCATCGACAGTATTAAGTATACCCGGTTCCGCTGGGCCGACTACCAGGCGTTTAAAGCCAGGTTTCCCAACAAGCTCCTTATATGGGTAGGACATGCTACCGGTAAAGAACCCAAAGGCGCGTTGGCCGAAGATATCCGCTACGATGCCTTTGTAAAAATCTATACAGAAGGCTTCAGGGCCTTTGTAACATCGCGCTTCCGCACCGGGGGCGAATCGTACATCGACATATGGCCGGAAGGGGCTATAAGCTTCCACGGCGAATTACATAAACAAAATAATATCGGAACTTAAAGACGCACGGCCGTGCGTCTCAACATGCCAAAGGCCGTGCGTCTCAACAAAAAAAACAAAAAATCATGGTAAAAAACCTCAAATACATCTACGACCCCGACCGCCCCGAGCTGGTAGTATATGACGGCGACAAGCCTATGGGCGGCTTTATCGGCGAGATGGCAGAAAAGCAGTTCGCTAAATTGTTAGAAACTGATGCACACATAGAGATAAGCAACATGTACAGCAAAGAAAAACAGCGCAAACAGCTTACCCAAAAACTAATGGCTATATGGACCAGCCTTGGTATTAACAACATCCGCAAGGACATCATTAAGCCTTACGGCGTAATAAGCACCACCGAGCTCTCCATCGAACAACTTACAGGGCTTATCAATGCCTTTTCGGTGCAATACCGGGACGAGCCAACCGCCAGCGAGCGCAAGCTGCGCAGCCAGGTGATGGTACTCCTTACTCGATACGGGGTGTATGAATCCCAGGACGATTGGCATAAGGTCAACAAATTCCTGATGAACCCCCGCATTGCCGGCAAGCTGTTATTCCAAATGAGCGAGACCGAGACCCAGGCTCTTATCCGCAAGTTGCACAGCATGTGCGATGCACAGGAAAAGAAAAAAAATGAAGTTAAACGGCAAATGATGATGAACTGATGTACACATCGGCAGTAAAACAGGACACGGTGAAAGGCCTGAACGCAAAGATTGAGGCAGCCCGGGCAGAGATAGGTAAGCTGGAGCAAACACGAAAACCCGAATTGTCCCTGCGCGAGTACAGCGAAATATCCAACAGGATTAACAACCTGAGAACCGATATCGCGCTATGCAAGCGCAAACTAAGCAACCTGCGGCAGGGCAAAAAAGCACATGGGCTGCCGGAGTATGACGGCTATTACGGAACGATACAAAGGATACCTGTTAGCGATTAGGGGCAGGTAGTAACGATTAATAAATAACAATTAACAATTATGGCAAAAAAACAATGGGTGGACCTTAATGGCAACGAAGTGCCGGCGCAATACGTGCCGAAACTTGATAAAGACCGTGAACGGGTGACGTTACGTTACCTGGCACGCGCAAAGAAGCTCAGCGAGCAACTTGAAAAGTTTAAAACCGACCTGCTCGAAGACTGCGATGCAGTATATGACCAGATGCTGGCCGACAACAACGTGCCCGGCAACAGCAAAGGCGGGTTCTCGGTCTCTACTTTCGACCGTGCTGCCAAAATCGAGATCAGCATCCAGGAGCGCATCGAGTTTGATGATCTGATTTCGGTTGCACACGAAAAAATCAAGCTCTACCTGACCGAAAAAACACAGGGAGTTGACCACGACCTGCAGCAGATCATCAACCAGGCTTTCGAGACCCGCAAGGGGCGCATGGACGTGAAGCGCATCCTGGGCTTGTTCCGCTTACAGATAAAACATCCGCTATGGGTAGAGGCGATGGAGTTGATAAAGTCGTCGATTACGCGCAGCAACAGCAAGCGCTACGCCCGGATATGGGAAAAGGATGGCAACGGCGAGTACCGGAACATTGAATTGAATTTCAGCAGCATTTAACCACGTAGCAACGGGGCATGCCCCGTTGCTATTACAAAAACCAAATACACATGAAAATAAAGTTACCCGTTATCAAAGCCTTTTTTTTGGGCTGTGTTGCCATGCTGGCCTTTAAATGGGCAGCACTTGTATTCGACCTGATTTTTGAGCAAAGCACTGACCCATATGCGGATTCTATAAAAATCGCATTCCTGGTAGGGGTTGGGTTAGTAATAGCAATAACTATAGTATTGATAATAACTGATTAACAATGAACATAAATAAATCTAAAATGAGAGCAAAAATAGAATTTCAATTACCTGACGAGCAGGTAGAATTTGAATGCGCCGCCAACGGCAATAAAGTAGTAGCGGTGCTTTGGGACATTGACCAGTACCTGCGCGCACAACAAAAGCACGAGGGGCAGGAAAGTGTAAAAATAGAACGCCTGCGCGGCATTATCCGCGAAACCCTCGAAGACCACGGGCTGCATTTCGACATGATAATGTTTAGCTGAGAAAATGGAAAACCTTGTTTTAAAATTAAAGCGGGTGGAGATATTTCATCCTGGATGTGAGGTGCCGTTTAAACAAGTTGAAATTGATGACGTGCGCTTCGAGGCAAAGGATTTTAATGAAGTCACGAACCATTACTCCAGCCGTTACAAAGGGCTCTACCCGGGCAATGACATAGGCCTGGTAATACAAGATGATACTATTGGCACGTAAAGACGCACGGCCGTGCGTCTCAACAAAAGTAACAACAAAAGTAACAACAACAATGACCAACAAACAAATCGACCAGATTTACAACACCATCACCGGAGACGGTAGCCGCGAGATGACACCGGAACGCTTCCGCCAGGCTGCTAAGGAAATAGTTGGCCACCTGCACACTAAGCGCAGCAAACCGGCTGGCAACTACCAGGATTATGTAGGTGCCTGGTTTGCCTTTTACAACAAAGTAAACGGCATTAACCCTAAGTTTACTGCTGCCGATGGGGCTGCATTGAAGCAAATTAAGGCATACCTTGAAAAAGTAAGCCCTGAGCCCGAAACGGCATTGGCTTCATGGATGGCCATCCTCTCGAATTACCACAACCTTGATGATTTTTTCAGGTTCAACCTGGACCTGAAATTTATAAACGGGCAATTAAACAAAATCATAAGCCAACTAAAGCATGTTACCACAAAAACGCGACAAGGGCATAATGCAGCTGATCTTAGAGGGGAACTCTAACCGCGACCTGGTGCGCAGCCATGGCACCATGAGCATGCAGCAGGCCATGGATGGTACCTACCCCGCCATTGGCACGCTGGTGCGCCGCGAAGGCAACGCGAAGGTTGAAAAGGTGCTGGCCGTGATGGTGCAGGAAGCCTCGGCTTACTTCGACGAGCAAATGGGCAAGGAAAAAGCCATGGACATTGCCGCCGAGCTTACCTGCAGGTATGCAGGTCTGCGCCTCGAAGATGTGTGGGTGTGCCTGAACCAGCTAAAGGGCAGCGAGATATACGGAAAGCTCACCAGTAATAAAGTACTGGCGGCAATGGGCAAATACACCGACCGCCGCCTGGAGCTTGCCGCACAACAAAGCCTGAGCGAACACCTGGCCAGGCAGGAACCACGCACCGAAAGCGGCACACAAGCCAGGTTTAAAGAAGTAAAACACCAGTGGGAACTGGAAAAGCTAAAAAAACAAGTAAGCTGATTTTATACTAATTATTCATTTAAAAAAAACACAATTATGTCAGAATTTAAAAAGCCTTTAACATTGGTAATGTCGGCAGTAATGCCGATGAAAATCATTAGGAACAAGCAAATCACCGGTGCGGAGCTGGACTTGATCGAATCCATTTACTCCTGTTACCGGGAAGACGGCAAATACTATGCGAGCTGGGAAAATGTATTCAGTAAAAACAACAGCATATCCCCTCTTAAATTTGATGTGGATATTGACGAGCACCCTGAAATGGGTGCTGTAAAAACAGGAGTTTACGAAGGCGAGGAACCTGTGTTTGCAGCCCTGATTGACGGCAAATTCCATCTGATGGAATTAATACCGCTTGAAGAGGACTATCATGGCCTACCCACTTATGCAGCCCTTGTTACCAACCAGGTAATTGAAGTGCACAACAACCTGTACTACACCATACCGGTAAAGTGGCGCAACGAGCTTAACAACCCCATTATCATAGCCCCCCAAAAAGGCTTCCGAATCGACCTGATTTATGCCCGCCCACGGCACAGGTTCCCCGGCTACGAAAAAGCAGGTCACGGCACCGGTGCCGGCATCGAATCGTACAGGGTTATAACGGGTAACCCCAATAACCTGTACGCAGGGCAATATGGAACAAAAGCCTATTACGAGATAGATGATGCCGACAGGATCCGTGGCTATGTTGAGGTTGAAGTAACAGTAACCCCGAATCCGGATGCAGAAGTTCAAGAGCCGTCAAGGGTTTACAGGTGGGACTTTCCGGTAACACCAGGGCTGGGCACGCCAGATGACGATGCAGTTCCTGAGCCGGAACCAGAGCCGGAACCCGAGCCTGAATACCTGGATGGCTATAACCAGGTTGAGTGGCGCAGCATTGCCCCTGATTGTATCGAATTCGTTTTTGAACACGATATGCTTAACATCAAATCGAAGCTGTACAACGGAAAGCCGCTTCAAGATGCAAGCATCGATCTGTGGTACAATGATTACGTTGCCAGGAAAAAGGTGATGGTTTTTGATGATGTGGTATTCTCAGGCACAATGCTTAACCTGGCCATGGTAAAACCATATAAAGGAGTTTCAAAAGGCTACATTTTCTGCAGAATTGAAAGCAAAGAAGGTTATGTGGCAGCTTTTCGCAAGGAGGTTGAGTATTAAGTTGCGGGCGAGCGGCTAACGTTGAGTGTAAACGCTTTTACTTTGGCTTGAGCGTTGGCGTGTGCGGTAATTGCGTTTGACACATTGTTAGCATTAGTACATTTTACAAACTTAAACAAAGAGATATGATACTTAATTTTTTAAAAGGTTTTACCGTTGATGGAAAGCGGAAACTAACCAATTTTGAAGAGAAGATTAAAAAAGGCATAAAGCTACATACAATACGGCGGGATGAAAAAGGGCGGTGGAAAGAAGGCAATAAGATTCATTTTAGTACAGGGTCGAGGACAAACAACTATAATTGCTTTAAAGAAGGTAAATGTACAGGAACGCAGACAGTTGAAATAAAAGACCGTGATGTGTGGGTGGATGGCTTAAAGATGACTTGGGATGAAATAGAAGATTTAGCAATTAATGATGGTTTTGATGATGTTGCTGACTTCTGGGCGTGGTTCGACCAATATAGCCCTTTTTCTGGCAAACTAATACATTGGACAGGGCTACGGTATTAATGCTAACGCCCGGATATGGCGCCGTTTTAATGCGCCATATCCACTGTTAGCCGGTTAACGGTTTTTTAACTTAAAAGTGAAATTAATATGTTTTGTAACTGCGTTTTGAAATGGAAGTTCACCATGTTGTGCCTGTCCCTGTACAACCTGGGCACTTCTTTTATGATAAACGGTAGGTTTGCCAGCACCCCGGTAATTACCGAAGCTATTATGGCCGTACTTAATGTGCTCATACTGCTTTATGTGTTTATTGATTATAGGAACAAAAAAAATGAACTTCACAAATTTACAAAATAACCCGCGTTCATGCCCAGGCAATTTGCCTGGGCTTTTTTCCATAGTATGGAAGAAGTAGGGTAAGAAATATTGGTAAACCCAAAGTTTATGTAAAGAGGTGTTATATTTGCAACATGAACATCACGTCGCGCAACTTAGGCCGCACCCGCAACACCCTGTTAAGGTACCGTGCCATTATGGATGAGTTTGAAAAGCACGACTGCCAGGAGGTACCCATAACCGTAATCTGGCGCAGGCACATCTACCCCAAATATTTCATCAGCCGGCAAACACTGTATCGGATTTTCAACACCAACGTGAGCGAGGAACTGGAACTGGTGCAAAAGCAAGGCCGGCAGCTTACCATGTTCTAACAGCATACACACGAGCATGCTCGTGTGTATGCTGCCCAGCGCTACACGTTGTATAGCTCAAATCCATACACTATTTCGTACTGCTGCACCCCGTCATCGCGCTTTACCCGTTGCATGCTTTGCCGTATCATTTTTCCCGCCTGCGGGTGTGGGCTAAAGCCATGTAATTGCTCGTGCACAAACTGCACCAGGTCGAAAATATGGGCAGCGGCATCGTGTTGGATGTTCCCGGCGTGGCGGCTGGTGTTGGTGAGTTTAAGGTTGGCCACCGTTACGGTAAGCATCATTTCGGCCTGCTGGCGGTTTTGCGGCTTTCTCTGCCAGTCCTGCCCCAGGTTGGTGTAATTGGCCGCCGTGATGTCGATAAGGGCACACGGCCATTGTACAGGGAAATTGGGGCTATAATCGTCAAGCTGCCCCCAGTCCTCATCGATGTGGTTGAGGCCGGGCGTTTCTTCCAGTTTCAGTTTCAGGTTGGCCAGGATGGTTTTTGCCGGGCTTTCGTCGCTTTGCGGTGTAAGCACCTGTGGGCTTACGGGTATGTTTACTTGTTTGTTCATTGTTGTTTGGTATGTTGCCGGTGAGCATGCTCACCGGTCAAGGGTTTACTTTCCTGCCGACCGGCGCATCTGGTTGCCCAGCCCGTGGGCCAGTTCCTTCACGTTGTAATCTACTATTTTTTTTATGGCATTATCTAACTTCGGGTGGTGCCCAATGAACTGCCGCTGCTCTATTTTAATTGTAGTACCTACCTTTAGCAGTGCCATAGCTTTCCATTTGGCGGCCTCGTCGCTTAGTCTTTTGTTGCGTTGTGACGCCGAATCCCGTCCGGACTTGGTTTTTGTAATAGCCCCATCAGCCTTGTAGTGCATGGCCCAGAAGTAGCGTTTCATTTTGGCCGTAACCTTAACCTCGCCACCCTCGTTGTGTATTGCGGCGTAAGGCATGGAGTTGCTTATAACGATGCTGCTGCCCTGTACTTTGGCATTGATGCCCCGGCGCAATTTGCCGCTGCGCATCATCAGCGAGCCCCTCGAGTACTGGTGTTTGGTAGCCGGCCATTTTTGGTTAAAAAAGCCCTTGCGCCCGAAGTTGCGGTCGAACTCCTCAACGAGCTTCACTTTAGCGTCTTGCAGTATGTTGCGGATCAGGTCTTTTGGGTTCATAATATTGGTATGTTTGCCGGATTAACTAAAAATGAATGATATGATGAACAGCTCTACAAAAGATGAGGTTATTAAATACCTCACCGAAACATTTGAAACCACACCACAAATTCAAGTGTCGAGCCGTGAACTGGCCAAATACTTTGATGTACGTGATGATATGCTCAGGTTGTACCTGAAACAGCTTCACCGCATGCAGCTTATCGATTACTCTGAACTTGCATCCGGCTACATTATGCTTATGCCAAATATGGAGCTTTACGATTTTCACAGCCGTGGAGGTTTTACGGTTCAGGATGATTTACTTAAAAAGAACATTGAGAAGCTTCATCTTGAAATAGAAAAACTTAAACCTCATTTTAGCGAAAAAGCCGGCATGTTTGCAAGCCTTAGCACCATTGGTAACACCATTCTGTCGGCTCTGCAGTTCCTGCCATAGCTTATGTTCATCGTTAAGGAACCGGGCATCGGTTTTACCGGCAATCAGATCTTCGAGCAAATTCACCGCACCAGCAATACCGCTCCTGGTTTTATAATTCGGGTGCCTGATGGTTTGCTTTTCGGTAAAAACCATTTGGTTGTTGGCGATTACCTCAATATTCCTGGTAAGCTTTTTGAGGATGATCTCACCAGTGTTTCGTTCATCTTCGTAAGTGATGTTGATAAGGATCGATTCAGAATTTTTCATAAAAACTTGCTTTTTGTGTGTGAATGATTGTATATTTGTGCCCATAAAAGCGATTAACATTGCGACCGCGGATTGCAGATCCGATGTGCGACGGGTGTTAATCGCTTTTTGCTTTTAATGAATCCACTATCGAGTAAATATTCATTTCCCCTTTGTCCATCTCCCTTACAACAATCCATGACGGTTGTCCTTTCAATTCAATTTCGTAGTAATGGAAATACTTTACAAGATCACCTTCTTTGGTGTTTTTTACAGGCTTAATGTTTTTCACCGCCGATTTGCAGACCTTTTCAAAATCAAGCAATAGCATATTCTTTTCAGCCTCAAATTTGTGTGGCTGATTAATGATTTCTTTGATGCCACGGGTATTCAAAACTGCTTTATCGGAGGCAATTTGAAAAGTTTTACCTTTTAAATTTTTCTTAGCATACACCCTAAGTTCAACACGTTGTTTTCTTATTTCCATCTGTTCGATGATCTTCTTAGCCCTGCAAGCTTCATCGTCCAGTGCCAGGAATGCGGCATATGCAAGTTGAGACGCACGTCCGTGCGTCTGTACGTGGCTAAGTTTTTTTCCGCCGCAGCCGCGCGGCATGTAGCTATTCTTTGGCGGGAACAGCTTTTGTTGCTTACCGGGGTTAAACCTGAACATCTCCAGTTTGTTTTTGCCGTTTTCACCAATCTGGGTGGTAGAGGCTTCGCCTTTTTTGATGGCCTCTTTGCTGTCGGAAAGTGTGTTTTTGCTGGCGAGTACTTCCACGGCCACACAGCGGCAGCGCCATCCGTTGGGCGGGTAGTAGCTGTCCCAAAAGGGGTCTGTTTTGGGCAGGGTAGTGCCGGCCAGTGCGGCATGGTCTTCGCGCACCCGCTCGTCCTTGGCCGTGCGGTACTGCAACCAGTAGCGGTCGGTGTCACCACTCAGGTTGTCCCAGCTATCGGCACTTTGGGCACTTTGCACGGCAAACTCGTACTCGGCCTCCAGGTAGAGTTTGTTGTAGGTATTGTTCAGCTTCACTATTTCCTGCTCAAACTGGTAGTAAGGCCGGATGCCGCCCTTTTCGTCCTTTAGCAGGCTTCTGGCCTGGGTGAGTTGCTTATGTGCCTTTAGCCCCGAAAAAACAAAAGCATCCCTGTCCAAGTAACTTTTCAATACATCGCTTTGCACAAACTCGATGGCCGGGTTAAACGCTGCCTTGGTTTTGTTGATAAGGTCGCTGAACTCTTTTTGCTTAAATAAGTCCTCGGGTTTGTAGCCATGCTTGAAAACCCTTTGAAAGGCTTTTTCAGCGGCATTTAAAAGAGGGGCACGCTCCGGTGTGCCACCTGAAAGGATTGCTGTAATGTGCACCGGAGCTTGCTCCGGTGTGCCATACTGCTCCTGTATGGACCGATGGAAAGCTTTAAAGTAATTAAAGCCCCGTGCAGTGGAGCATGCTCCGCTGCCAGGGCTTAGTAAAAAAAATCGCTATCCAGTCCTGCCCTAAATTGTTGCCCTGCCTGTTGCCGGTCGCCGGTAACTTCTATACCAAACTTGTCCCTGATCCAGTCATCGTCCACGTTCTTGTAGGGCAGTACTTCCTTGGTGCGTGTCCACAGCTCAGCAATATCGGTTACCTGATCCCAGGCAAACGATAAGTCGGCAGAAGGGATGAAGCCGATGAGGTAAAGCGCGGGCATCACCTTGTCCTGCATGTATTGCTCTATCATGCGCTTATCGGCATTCACCAAATAGTCCAGCATGTCAATACTGGTCATCTCCTTACTTTTGCTGCCAAACTGGCTGTCCTGGCCAATAATGGCCCCGCTGATGAGTAGGGATATTTCGTTGTTGCAGAGGTTAATCAGGTTTTGGTAAACCTGGCCACCTGTTGTGGTTCCGGTGGCAAACTCCACCTGTTCGGTATCATCTATAATAAACCATGCAGCCGCGCCCATGTCCGTCATCATCCGCTCGGCACGGTTCAGGGCGGTAGGGTCGGCGGTATTGGTTTTCATAACCCGGGGCGGTATGCCGTATATTTCGCAAAGCTCGCTCCAGCAGCTTTGGGCAAAGCGTTTGAAGATGACATGTGGCACGGCCTTGTTTATCAGGCCAAACTCACCTGATTGGCCAAATTCAACAATCCACGAACCGTATTCGGCGGCATCGCGGTACGCGATACCCTTGTCGTCGGTATAATCTTTAAGCACCACACCTTCAAGCGGCACCACGTTTTGGCGGGGTATAAGGTTGCAGGTATATCGGTCGGTCGGGTAGTCGAACTCAAGCAGGGTATGCCCATGTGTAATTTTATCCCACATATTGCCGATGATGGAATTAAAAAAATCATTTTTGCTGAGTGTAGCAGTTATCTCCTCGTCAACCTCTCCATTAGCTTTTTTAATTACAAACCCGCTGCCGGTTGTTTTCAGTTTGCGGTTTTGTATTTGTGAGCTTAGCCTGGCATCCAGTTCAATTTCCTTGTACAGGTTTTGCAGCGGGTACATACGCTGCATGTCGGGGTTCTCGGCCATCGAGAGTGCCGATTTCCACACGGCCACATCCAGGCGCAGGCGAGATGTGGCTTTTGGCACAATACTGCCCATCACCTGGATGGTGTTTTTTTTGCTTAATTTTTTGATGGGCGAGGCGGCAAGTGTTGCACTGCCTTTGGTATGTTGAGACGCACGGCCGTGCGTCTTTACTTTCCCGCTATTATTGTTGCTCATTGTAATATCCTATTCGTGGTTAAATTTTACCCGGCTGCCGTAGCGCAGGGTTTGTGCCTGGGTTTCGTCGGTTTGTTCTACGGTGGGCAGGTCCGATAGGTTAATATCGCCGGCAGCTACTTTCTTTAGCAGTTCGGTAGCCCTGTCGTAGCGTTCTTTGGCGGTCTCGTAAATAATATCGGCATTGCACAACTCCACGATGTACCATTTGGCTATGGTAAGTGTGAGGGTGAGCAGCAGCGCGTGCCGGTTGCTGCCGGTTGCCGAAAATATGGCAGCCACATCGTAGTGCATCCTGCCGTCGAGGTGCTCACGTTTGTTGTTTTGGCTCAGGTAGCCCTTTACCTCCATTTCGGCAGTTAGCAGTGCCTGGTCAACGATGTTGTTGTCGCCCTCTGTAATTTGCACCACCTGGTAGTCGTAAATTTTTGCGCCGAGGTCTTCTATTGTTGCAAACATGTTTAATGTATTAAGTTTAGTCTGTGATATTTATATAGCTAAAAAGAGACGCACGTCCGTGCGCCTTTACATGCCCAATCTAATACCTGTGATTTGTCCTTTTCCCAAAGCTGTATTTGGCATTGTTGTTCCTGGTACGCAGGTTCAGGTAGGCCGTTGCGCCGTGGCAGGCATCGGGGCCATCGTCGTGCGCCTTGCTGCCTTTCTCAAAGGCCATAAACTGGTCTATCAGTATTTGCTGGTCATCTGTATTTGAGACGCACGTCCGTGTGTCTTTACAAAACATCCACCAACCGCGTTCCCAATACCCGCTCAGGCTTTCCACCCTGTCGTATTTATCCACCTTTGGCCGTTTATCGGCAATTACAGGGATGTACATATTGCGCTTTTCACCTTCAATATCAAAGTCGTTCACAAACTCATCCTGTGCAAAAAGCCCTTCTATCATGTAGCGGATATTGTATTTAAAAAGCTGGTGCTTTACGTACATATCATAAAGCCACCTGGCGCAATCTGCCCGGCTCTTTTGCCGCAGGTAGGTAAAAATCACGTGAAACTCTTTACCCGTTTTTCCTATCAGTATCATTGCCTTGTAATCGGCATTGGCTTTGTACGACAAGTCGCCGTAGAAACAAAGTGCCTCGTATTTTTTCAAGGGCAGCGGCTTGCAATACCTGATATCCTCATGCTTGAATATAGCACCGTCCTCGATGTGGGTGTGCATGTATTCGCGCATGAAGCTGCGGTAGGGCATGGCGTTGAATTTGGTGCGCCAGTACTCCTTATCTGTTTTGTCAGGCCAGGCAGGTTCAAAGTCGGTGATATTGTTCACAGCCTTCACGGTTATGACTTTAAAAACAGCATCACCGGTTTCGCTCTTTGTTTTTATCACGTCTTCAAAGTAGAGCTTCATCCGGTTTGTGATGCCGTTTTTGTGGAAGTTGTTGTTCGCGAACACGAACCTTTCGCGGCTTCCGGTGGCAGCATCAAAGCAGCCCCACAGGTCTTCGGTAATAAAATCAACGGCCTCGCGCATCAGCCGGTCGTTGTTCACATGCTTTTTGGTATCGCAATCGTCCACAACGATGTAATCAGGCCTTTCAGCACCTTCTTTGGCGCCACGCGGGTCCTGGCCAAACCCGAGGCTCATAAACCTTATCCCATCACCGGTAAGAAAATCGCCATCAGCCCAGGAACCGGTCCCGGTCCGGTTGCCGTAATCATTAATAAGGCGGTTGTTGTGGCTAATCTGCGCGCTGATGTCGCTAAGCAATTTCTTTGCCTTCCGCTCGGTTTCGCCCATGAGCAGCATAAAGCGGAGCTCTTTTTTTGCCAGGTACAGGTAGAGCGGGATACCCAGGTCGATATGGACTGATTTACCGGCACTCCGGTACATTTCGGCCAACAGACGGATATTGGTGTTATTTATAACATCCCTGGCCAGCTTCTGGTGGAAGGGTGCACACTTTGCTTTTGCATAATTTGGAAAATAGTACTCAAACCAGGTGGTGTATTCTTTTTCGAGTTCGGTACGGCGTTTAATTTTATCTGCCGCCACTTCGTTAAGGTCGATGGTGGTGGCCATGGCGATACGCCTGCAATGCTCGGTATATCGCTTTATCAGCCGTTCACCTGCCGGGTTTGTGCCGCCTGTTATGCTCATTTATCTTCCTCCTGTACTTTATGCACCAGGAACTGTTTGTGCATTTCGGTAAACAGGATGGCCGTTTCGGGGTCTTGCCCGCTCATCCAGTTGTCGAATTCCCGGAACACGGTATAAACCACTTCTGCCGATACCCTGCTGCTGATGGCCGATTGTGCTTTAACAGCCTCGTTGATGGCCTTCATGTCCATCGTTGCATCTTCGCCCCGTGCCAGCCTGGCCAGTTCATCGTTAATAAGCCGCCTGATGGTATAAGGCTCGCGCTTGTGGCGGTCGCGCTTCACATCCCAATCCTCGCCGTTAACGCCAATACCCTGCTTCCATCTGCCTACTGTTTGTGCCGACACTCCGAGGGAAGCGGCTATGGCTTTAGCTGTCATATACTCTTCCACGTACATCTTTTCGGCCAGGCTCCGCAATTGCGAATTATTGGTGCGTTTTGCATTTTTCATAAATGCAAAATTCATGTAAATAAGGTGGTAAGTAAAAATATAATCACGTGTGTTTACAGGGTTGTATCGCTGCATTACAAGTGTTTGCAGGTTACATCAGCTTGCTTTTTTTTTGCATGAAAATAATTGAAGGCGAAATGGGCATTTTCACAAAAAAGAAACGGTTTGTTTTATCAGATCAGAGCGAAAACAGCTACGGTTTTGTAGTTAGCACGAAGGGAATTGACACGGCCCGCTTTGAATCGAACCCGGTAATGCTCGACGGGCATATCAATCAAAACGAAAGTGTGCTGGGGGCGTGGGACGATGTTATCGTTGATAAAAACGACCGCCTTACCGCACTACCTGTATTCGATACCGATGATGACCGTGTAAAGAAGATTGCGGCAAAGGTTGAATCGGGGTTCATCCGAGGGGCTTCGATAGGTATCAGTTTTAACCCTGCCGACATGAAAAAGGTTGGGCAGCAACTGGTGCTCACCAAATGCGAATTACTTGAGGCCAGCATTGTAGCTGTACCAAGCAATAAAAATGCGCTCCGCCTGTATAACCCCGAAGGGAAGCTACTGGGAGATGATGAGGTGAACAGGCTTTGTATGTCACTGAATAGCAATAACACAAATTTTGAAAATCAAATGGATAAACCAACAATGCAGTTGTCCCTTACCGCACTGGCGGTACTGGGATTTGAGGCCACGCAGGTAGAACACCTGCAGGCTTCCGACATCAACGCAGCCGTGCTCGCGCTGCACCAAAAAAACGAAAGCCTTAGCCAAAAGGTAAAGGACTTTGAAACCAAAGAGCAGCTGGCCAATGATGCCGAAAAGGCCAGGCTTGCCCTGCGCAACACTTCCCTTGTGGATGCTGCCATAAGATCGGGCAGGATTACCGCCGACCAACGCGCCCACTTCCTGAAAATGGCCGAGTTCGATTTCGAGCTTGCGCAAAAGCACCTGCAATCAGAGACTGGTAAAGTGAGTTTAGGCAGCGAGCTGCACCCCATCACCGGAAAAGAGATGACGATGGAGGAGTTCCAGAAACTCGACACCGCCGCCATGCTCAAGTGGAAAAACGAAAACCCTGAAGGGTACAAAAAGTTGGTACAGTAAACAAAGTAATAATCGAACATCGGTGCATGCACCGATGCAAAAAATCAAAAAGATATGCCAGCAAATTTTCCGGAGATGTGGCTGAAGAGAGTAATCCACAATCTCGACAATACCGACAAAGCAACCTTCCTTAACGGGATAGCGGAGCTTGACGTTGATGTGAGCCAGATTAACGAAGGCCAGCTCAACGAGCAAAACAAAATCTACGTGGCCGCCACCGATTTCGAGGTAGATGTGTTGATTAACAACTCCACCTACCCATTAGCCGTGCAGAATTACAGCGACAGCATCATCGAGATTACCCTGGATAAATACCAGACCAAAGTAACCTCGCTGAGCGATGACGAGACTATCGGGGCTTCGTATCCGAAGATTGACCACGTGACCCGTGCACATACCCACAGTATTTTGAGCAACAAGTTCAAAAAAGCTATACATGCCATTGCGCCTGCTGCCAATGCCGCTGCAACACCGATACATAGCCTCACCGATGCTACCCTGGATTATGCCGCACTGGTGGCTTTCAGGCAAAAGTGCGATGATGCCGGCTTTGCCGAGGACAGCATCCGCCTGGTATTATGCCCAAAACACTGGAACGACCTGCTTACCGACCGCGACCGCTTTGGCGACCAGTTGGTGAACTATGCCACCGGCAAGCCAAACCCGATGATTGCAGGCTTTGAACTGCACCGCTACGACGGTATGCCCTGGTACACAGCAGCAGGAAACAAAAAGACATGGGGGGCTGCCGTAATTGGCACAGACCTGCAGGCATCGGTGGCATTCGTGAAAGGAGCCATTGCCAAAAAAACAGGCCTTACAAAGCAGTATTTCAGCGCTGCCAAAAGCGACCCGAAAAACCAGGCCAACCTGCTGAGCTACCGCCACTACTTTATTGTAGTGCCTTACCAGGCCAAAAAAATCGGTGCCTTGATCTAAGAAACCTTGCAGGGCCACAGTTGCCCACGCTATACCATGAATGCCACAGGCCTTGTGCCTGTGGCTTAATTAAAACTTAAAACAACGGTACTTGACAATGAGCGAAGAAATAAGGCGCGAATGGCGCAGGGCGATGTGGACCATAGTAACGGCTGCCGTGATTGCACTTGCAGGGAGTTTCGTACAAACTTACGTGATGCAACAATCAATGAGCGGCCAGCTTGACGTGATGAAACAGGAGCAGCAGGTGATCCGCTCGAAAATTGACCTGATGCAGGTGCAGCTTGAAAGGAAGGTGGACAGGGGCACGCTCGATAATTGCCTGAACCGGATTGACCAGAAGCTGGATAAAATTGCCGACAATATCTTCGACATTCAACAGAAAAACTTTTAATAACACGGTGGTGCATACACCGCCGCACAACCATGGCAATCGTAAAATTCAGCCGCAGCGAGGGACACCCGCAAATTGAAATTAAGGCCATCGGCAGTGCCGAGGAAGCCTTTTTACAGGAGTTCATCGATACTAACCGCGACAACCGCTGGCCGCCTAAGCTGCATTACGATGTTGACGGCGATAGAGGTATCAGGTTTAACTGGATTAGCCGGATAAGGCTGCACGGGAAGTGGGTGCAAGGTAAGTACAAGCCATTATATGAAGTAATACCGTACCTGAATTTCGCACTTTATATTTTGGAAGCAGATATTATTTTATCAATAATGAAGCTTTGTGAGCTTTGGCATTTCAAATACAGGAAATTGGCTGATTATTGCGCGTTCACGCACTACGAAAATTCGTACTACACGGCAGCAATATTCCTGTGCGAAGATACCCGCTACGCTTACGTTTTGCGGCAAAACACCGACACGGGAAAAATATTTGAATTCAGCTACCACGACAACATGACCATGCACAAGTTGCAGGAAATTGAAAAACGCATAGGCGTATAAAATGAAAATATAGGGGGTTAAATCTATCTGTATCACATTATGTGATACTTTGATTTATAGTGGGGTTCGCCCCCCCCCCTTTTTTTTCTTAAAAAAAACTAAACAATGGGTAAAAACGAAATCATCGGCAAATTCGCCGCCCACCTCGATGACCTTATAAAGTTAAGGGGTGTTTGGGAAATGCTGGACGGCATAGCAATTGAAAAAGGCCTTGAGCAGGGGCACGATGCCCTTGAACGCCTTAACCCTGAATTGGCCCACGAGTTCCTTGAACTGGTGGCGGCCTACCTGCAATGCGATGCGCTGGGCATGGTAGATGAAGCCGCCAATACACTTGCAAGCATCGTGAAGATGATATTTTTTAACCAATCAATACGCAACCATGGATAAAGTAAAACAGGCATTTACCAACTTCCCGCAGGCCAAAGCGGTGTGGTACGATGAGCCTAATGATATGGTGTATCTGAGCTACAACGCCAGGCCAAAGCTCCGCAAGGTTACCCGTGCAGAAGCTGCAGCCTACAGGAAGCAATCAACAACAGTAACTAAACAGAAAAAATAACGGTGAACGGCGGTGCATGCACCGCCGCACTTGGTGGGGCACGCTCCACCGAACACAACGGTGGAGCATGCTCCGCGCAAACAACAAACAACATGGGAAAAATAACATTCATCAAAGGGCAGGGCGGCATACCGGTAAGCCTGCCGGGCAAAGACCACGTGAGCGGGTTTTTGATGTACAGCGATGTACTGCCCACCGCCGACAGTGGCGTTACCGGCTTCGCCGCCAACAACCGTATCATCAAAGTAAGCTCCCTGGCCGAAGTTGCAGCTTTGGGCATAAAGCCCGATGCAACCAGTGCCGACATGAAAGTATTGTACCTCCACCTTAGCGAGGTATTCCGCATAAATGCCGGTGCCGAGGTGTACGTGGGTATTTACGAGGTAATTGATACTGCCAACGACTACAGCGAAGTGCAGGCCATGCAGCAAAAGGCCGGTGGCGACATGCGCCAGGTGGCTGTTTTTGACCCTTACGTTGACCTTGACGCTGCCCAGCTTACAGCATTGCAGCTCATTGCCACCACACTGGAAGCCGAGGAGATGCCATTGAGCATACTCTTTGCCGCCAACGTGGCATCGCTGGCCGCGCTCACCGACATGAGCATTGGCGGGCGGGCTAACGTGAGCGTGGTAATTGGCGAAGACGCCGGAACTGCCGTGGCCGCACTTAGAACGGCACTCGCAAAAAGCGTGAGCTGCATTGGCACCGTGCTGGGCACACTTAGCCGGGCTTCGGTACACGAGAGCATTGCCTGGGTGCAAAAGTTCCCCGCAGGAATTGATGTGCCGGGGTTCGTGGATGGCTCGAGGGTTAGCGACACCGCCAACAGCTTTATGTTTGGTAGCGATAGCCTGGACCAAAAACGTTTCATATTCCTGCGCACCTACACGGGAATATCGGGCAGCTACCTGAACGACAGTCACAACCTTGATTTGATTGCAAGCGACTACAACTACATCGAGCGGGTACGTACCATCGACAAGGCCATACGCGGCATACGCGCCAACCTTACCCCGCAACTGAGCGGACCGGTGAGGGTGGATGCCGAAAGCGGCAAGCTGGCACCCGATGCCGTGGCTTACCTGCAGGTGCTGGCCAACCGCGCCCTGGAGGAAATGGAAAAGGCCGGCGAGCTGTCGGGCTACAAAGCCCTGATAGACCCTGCCCAGGACATCCTTGGAACTTCCACCATCGAGATTGTGATTAAGCAAGTCCCGGTGGGCGTGAGCCGGATATTTAACATTAAAATTGGATACACAACAAAAATTGGATAACAATGATAAACGGACTGAGAACACCCCCGCTGATTAACGGCGTTGAACCTGCCTGGGCAAACCTGACAGTAAATATTGCCGGTGTGCCGGCAGTGGGAATCACCGCCATCGACTACGACGACAAGCAAACCATCGAGAATATCTACGGCATGGGGCAAAACCCAGTGGGGCGCGGCTATGGCAACATTGAAGCCACCTGCAAGCTCACCCTGCTGATGAGCGAGGTGGAGGCCATGCGTGCCGCATCCGTAACCGGAAGGCTGCAGGACATCGCACCCTTCGATATCGTGGTGAGCTACACCCCGGTGAACGCCACCAAAATAATTACCCATGTAATACGCAACTGCCAGTTTACCAACAACCCGGTAAGCCATGCACAAGCAAGCCTCAAAACCGAGGTAAGCCTCGATTTACTGCCCAGCCATATCGAGTGGAATTAGACTTTGGGATGTAAAGACGCACGGCCGTGCGTCTCAACGTTCCAAAGGCCGTGCGTCTCAACGTGCCAAAGGTTGTGCGTCTATTTTATGAAACTGCAAGCGCGGTTGGTATAAGCCGGCTGCGCTTTTTAATGAAAAGGAAAAACGATGAAATTTACAAAAGAACAAATAGCGTCTATAAAAAAGCAACACGGTTCCATCCATCACTACAAGACAAAAGACGGGAAAAGTTGTTTGTTAAAATCGCCCGACCTGGAAGTAATTGATGCCTGCCGAACCATTAGCGGTGGTAGTAGTATTAAGTTTGATAAAGCCCTGGTAGAGAATTGCTGGATTGCCGGCGATGAGGAATTCAAAACAGTAACAAAATATCAACTCGGCCTGTTTGATTGGCTTGGCGCAATTATAGATAAAGTGGATGGTGAGATGGAAAAGCTTTAAGCCTTGCGCAAATAAACAAGCCCGGCGCGGGTGAGCGTCACGATATCGCCAAGGCTGTATCTTACAAGTATCGTGTCGTCAGGGCTTATGTAAGGTATTATTTGAAATACACGCCTGAAACAATTAAAGGGATGAATATGACGCAACTGGCAGAAGCTTTCAATGACGTGTTGTATGTGAGGGCAAAAAGGAGCAGGTTTGAACCGGAGGATTAAAGCTGCTTTAGTATATAATAGAATGCAACTACCGCAAGGTATGGCAGTGAAAATCCAAGCATGACAATAATAAAAGCCATGCTGTCGAAGCTGCCAAAATACAATGCAATTACAAGGACGATAACCCAGTAAATGGCTGATATGGTTTTCATGCAGCAAAAATAGTAAAATGAGCGAAAGCGTAACATACAAAATAGGGTTTCTTATCTCGGGAGAAAAGGACATCTACCAGGTCAATTCAACCTTGGATAAGATTTCTAAAAAACGGGTAAAAGACCCCTTTCGCGATATCCCCAAAAGCCTTTCGCAACTTCGTTCAGATTTGTCGCGCTACAAAAGCCAGCAGGAAGCATCGTTTCGTACCGACCACATCCGTAAGTACAACCGGCTAATTGACAGCACCAAATCGAAGATTAATAAGCTGGAGGCATCGACTGCCTCATGTGGCACTAAAACATCAGGTTTTTTTGACAAGCTAAAAAATAACTTTGGTATCGGACCAGGGATGCTAACAGGCGGGGCATTGCTCATGCTTGGCAAACAAGTGGCCCAGGCAGGCATGGAGGCCGTTAAAGCTTCGGCGCAATTTGAAACCTATGGCGTAACACTGAAAACCATGCTGGGTTCTACCGGTGCTGCCCGGGAGCGCATGGCTGAATATGCCGATATTGCCCGTGCAACCCCATTTGAGTTACGACAGGTGATTGAATCAGGCAACCAGTTGCAGGCCATTGGCCGCTACAGCCGCGAGAACCTGACCATGCTTGGTGATATTGCCGCTGCCAGTGGCAAGCCGGTTGAGCAGGTAATGGGTGCTTATGCAAAGTTAGCCACCGGCCAAAAAGGCGAAGGGGTTAACATGTTCCGCGACCTGCTTATCTCCACCGACGACTGGACAGAGGCGACCGGGAAAGGTATAACAAAGAACGGCGAACTAATAGCCACCACCGAGGAGATGATAAAAGCCTTGCCCAAAATCCTGGGCAAAAAAGGCTTTATGGGCATGATGGAGCAGCAGGCCAAAACCACCCAGGGACGTATGTCGAACCTGAACGACAGCGTGGACATGCTAAAGGTGGCCGTTGGCGACAGGCTGAAACCAGCTTACGACAGTTTCCTGAAAAGTAGTACCGGCATGGTAGAGAGCATGACCAAGATGGTGGAAATACCGGTGAGCGAAAAAATAGCCCGCGAAAAGGCCGAGTTAAATGCCCTGGTGGGCGTGATTACCAGTGCCAACGTTGCCGAGGGGCAAAGGCTTGGAATGCTCAGGAAATTACAACAGGAATACCCGGAGTTTTTAGGAAATGTTAACCTTGAGGTGGTAAAGAATGACGAGCTGCTCACCAAGCTGAATGAGGTGAACGGTGCTTATGAGGAAAAGATAAGGCTGGCCTCAATTAAAAGTATTAAAGATGAGGGTCAATCAAAACTTGAGGAAGTTAAGACGAAGAGGGATGAATTGATGTTGTTGCGCCAATCATTTGGAGGGTATAAGGATTTAGAGGTGTATTTTGGTAAAGGTGCCTATGAGGACGCACAGTCAAAAGCAGGTGGGCGTGGAGGGCAAACTTTTAACGAGTACCTTGCTTTTGCCGCACGGAAAAAAGAAGAAGAATATCTAAAAACACAGAGTTCTGAAACCTTGGACTGGTTAGTTAAATATCGTGAGTACTCCGGTTTAAGGCTACAAGTTAAGGAGAATGGCGGTTTTTTTGAAGCGCAAACCAATCTCGATAAAAAAATAGAGGAACTGAATTCTCAAATAAACATCCAGCAGGCTTATGTTTCTGCTACTGAACGCAAACAAAAAGAGCAGGAATGGAAGGTGACGCTCAACCAGGCCAAAGGTATCGACACCGAAGATAAAAGCACTTACGAAAAGTTGTTTGGTAAGGATGCCCTGGCTGATGAGTTTAAAACACTTCGCCAAAATGCCATTGCAGAATTTGGCAGCCTAAAACCCGAAGATTGGGACAGGATGGCCGGCTTTATGGCAGGGAATTTCAAGTATAAAAAAGAAGTAGTTGACCCAAATCCAACAGTAACCGGAGGCGGGATAGAGGGTCTTGAACAAGCAACCAACACCATCACCGGTGGTGGCCGCCAGGTAAAAAACATCACCTTCAACATAGGCAGCCTGGTAGGCGAAAACACCAACAACTTTAAGCCGGGCGACGACCCGGAGGATGCCGACGACTTTATGCAAAAGCTCACCAGGGCCTTGCAGCTTGTTATGAACGATGTAAATTATGCAGTGTAATGGCCATACTCCGCTTTAACATACCCAACAAGCTAAACCCCCGCCAGGTGGCTTACAATGCCCTGCGGGGCGCGGCATGGTGGGGGCTGGCCACGGGCGTGAACGCGGACAAAAAAGCCGGATACCATGCCGGCATGTTCCTGCCGCCCGAGGTACTGAGCCTGGAGGAGATGCTGGAGGAGGTATCAAGTAAAACACCTTACACCCAGGACGACCGAAATACCATCAGCTTTAAGTTTGACAGCATTACAGTTACGCTGTCGGGGGCAAAAATTGAAGTTACCCGCAAAAATACCATTGTAAGCACTGCCCTGGCAGGACGGCGCGGGACGGTTAAGGAGTTCATCAAGGCCGAGGATTACGAAATTACCATCAGCGGGCAGCTTATCAATACCAACGTGGGCAAACCTACTGCCTACCCGGTCGAGCAGTTCCGCAACCTTGTAAACCTCCTTCAGGCCGAAGATATTATCGAGGTGTCATCGACATACTTGAAGTTTTTCGATGTTACGAAGGTGGTGCTTAAAGGATTTACCATCAATCAGGACATGAAATATGTAAACGTGCAACCCTTCAAGCTGGAACTGTTGAGCGACGATGATGTGGATTTGTATAAAATAGAGGAGGATTAGTCGATGCCGGGAAAACTGTTGACATACTTTATTTTGAAATCGGGAAACGATTCGACAAGTTCCACGGTGAAATCGGGGAAGCTGTTAACGATTTGCCACTGGCCGCAATGGTCGGGGAAGGTATTGACGGTATCAACCCTAAGGTCTTCAAAGTTAGCGACAATTTGCACTTTAAAATCAGCAAAACTATCGACAAACTGCACCTTGCCGTGCAATGGGATCCCATTGCACATGCAATCAGCCGTAACAGGGCTGTCGGACTGGATAAAAAAGGCAGCAATGCTTATTAATATGATTGAAATGAATTTCATTGGCATCAAAGTTATATAAAAAAATGAAACGACCGGCAGCCTCCATAAAAATTACCACAGCAAAGGGCAAGGTTATCACCTTTAGCGAGGTGAACACCTGCAAGGTGGTAACGAGCCTGCACACGCTCACCGATACCTGCACCATCACGCTGGGGCGCAAGCGCAAATGGAAGGATGAGAACGTTACCGACCTCACCGAGATTATAAAACGAGGCGACGCCATCGAGGTTAAGTTGGGTTATAGCAAACCTGTTGAAACGGTATTTAAAGGTTATTTAACTGCCGTTAAAACCGGGACGCCCGTAACCCTGGAATGCGAAAACGAAGCCTGGAAGTTGAAGCAAATGCCATTGGCCAATAAGTATTACGAAAGCCTGGCGATGAGCGGTTTTATTAACGAGTTCCTGGGAGGCTACAAGGTAGCAAGTGCCGATGTAAACTTTGGCGAAGTACGGATAAACGGCGAGAACACCGTGGCCGGGGTGCTGGACTACTTTATGAAAAACTACCCGGTAAGGTTCTTTTTCAGGGACGATACCTTTTATGCCACCCTGGCACACACCCTGCTGATGCAGGACGGGGCCATCGGAACCCACAAGTTCAGGTGGGGCATGAACGTGGTAAAAGACAATTTGAAATACACTCTGGCCGAAGACGTGAAAATACAAATAGTAGCCCAGGTGATATTGCAGGACAATACAAAGCTGGAGTGGAAAGAACCGCAGGATGCTACCGATGCCGGTACGCGCCCATTTATGGTACCGGCGGCAAAAAGCGAGGCAGATTTAAAAACTTTTGCACTGGACATGTTAAAAACCTACAAGGTAGATAAGATGGAAGGCACTTTTACAGCCTTCGGCGAGCCTTTGGTGAAAAAGGGTGACATCGTGCATTACTATGATGCCGAACACAGCGAGCGCAACGATAAGCAATTTGTGGCAGATGCGGTAACTTATAATTACGGCCTGGGCGGCTACCACCAGGAGATAACTTTAGGGGCGGAGATACACTGATGGATACGCTGCCGGACATAATACGCCGTATTGTAGGCCAGCAAGCCATCGACAGCTTTGTGGCAGAGGTTGAAATTGTGAATGGCCGAAGCTGCGATGTGCTGCCCCTTAATGCTGCACCCCTGAAAAGGGTCAGGCTCAACACCGAGCTTGCAAAGGATGTGGGACTGCTTGTAACCCCGGTGAAAGGCAGCAAGGTGTTAGTGACCAAGCTATCGGAGTTGGACTGCTTTGTAAGCCTGTTTTCGGAGATTGAAAAAGTGGAGCTGATGATAGGAGAAACCACGCTGCTGATACAGGAAGACACCGCGGAACTGGTAATGGGCAACACGAAGATAAGCATTAAGGATGGCGAAATAGAGATGAATATTGGCGAAGCCCTGGCGAAGGTGTCGGGAAATAAGTTCACCGTAAAAAACGGGGCTTACAGCCTGAAAAAAGCATTGAACGAACTGATTGCCGAAATAAAAGCGGCCATCATAACCACGCCGGCGGGTCCGGGCAGTATCGCGCCCACAACAAAGGCAAAGCTGATGGTTATTGATAATAAGGTAAATCAACTTTTTGGATAGGTCTGGGTATGTAAAGACGCACGGACGTGCGTCTCTGTAAAATAAAGAGATAAAATGGCACTGGATAAAGCAACACTAAAAAACGAGATAAAAAGCCTTTTGCAGGACATGATGCAAAAGGAAAACGCCAGCTTCGAGGAATTTGCAACCCGCTTGAGCGATGCAGTTGATGTGTACGTGAAGACTGGAACAATATCCACCACCGTTACCGGAACATGCCCTGCAGGTGCAGTTGCCGGAACCGGGACAGGAACAATTGGATAAGGAATGTAAAGGCGCACGAACGTGCGTCTCAATAAAATAGAAGATGACAGGCATACTACGAAATACAGACGGCGACTTGAAAATAAGCAACGGCAGCCTCCAACTTGGCGATATAACTGAGGACGTGGCCGAAGTGGTGATGATGAGTGCCGCCGGGGAACTGAAACACGCCCCGCTTATCGGGGCTAACCTGGTAAGGTCGGTAAACGGGACGGCAGATCCATTTTTAACCGGCAAAATAAAGCAAATGCTCAGGGCAGAGCTGGTGCCGGTGAAGTCGGTAAAAATACAAGATGGTGAAATTGAACTGGAAATATGAAAACGATAGCAGAAATAGCACAAGAGATTAAAGCGGCGTTTATTGAAAACGATTCGCTGGCCACAGCCTATAACCTTGCCCCCGGGAGGAGCTTCGATGAGCAGTTTGCAGCATCCAGCATCGAGGCGAATATCATCAATGTAATAGCCACGGGCTCGGCCACCATCACCTGGCAACAGGAAAGCTACAAGGAGGATATCGAATTGCTTATTTTACAAACCTTCCCGGGGACTATCGCGTGGTACCACAGCCTGGTACTGGCTTTTGAATATAATGAGGAAAGTATTATTAAGCACGCTGCTATTGTTGAGTTGTTCCCTAATTTGCTTATTAAGGCCAATACAGAAGATTATGGAGTGTTAGCTCCTGAGAGCGATGAAATGATAGCACTGGCCGCCTACATCCGCGACCGCAAATTTGCCGGGACCTATATCACTATCGTAAGCCGGCAGCCCGATGATGTGTTGCCAACGCTCACGGTTACCCTGGATGCACAACAGTATAATAGCTCGGGCATAAGTTTAACAGGCGGATATTCGCCAGTAGAGGACGCAATTGATAATTACCTGAATGATGTGAAGTATAATGGCACGATAAATAAAACCAAGCTCGTGGATGCGATACAGGCCGTGCCGGGGGTGATTGACGTATTGCTTGAAAGCATAGCGGTAAGCCGCGAGGACCTGGAAACAATTACAGTTATTGGTAACAATTACAGCAGTTATGGCGGTGCTTTTGTCTCCACAATTAAAAATATCAACTATGTACTCGGTTAATTTCGATAAGCTGCGCGATGAGAACCTGCCGGTTATTTTGCAGACACCGGTCATGCAGGAATTCATCAGCGTGTTGCAAAGCGTACTGGTTGGTGTGCATGGTGGTTTTAGCCAATTCAAGGCTGCTACCGACATTCGCCTTGCACACAACGGGCAGGTGTATTTGTTGCGTAAGATACTCAACGATACTTTCGATCCATACTTCCGGCGTATTACTATAATTGACGAAGTAATACCTTTCGACAGGTACATCGGCAACCCAAACAACCAGGATCAGGCATGGCTGGCCGGTAACGACACCCTGCCCGGGCAGTTCACCATAGGCAACCCGCCAGGGTATTTTGGCAGTTACGATTTTATAGTGAATATCCCGGGATTTTTGATGGCTAACATTACACGTATCCGTCAAATAATTGACATGTATAAGCTTGCAGGAAAAACATATCAAATAAAGGAATTATAGCAATGAAACGATTAATCACGTACAACGACAATACCTACATGCCGCTTTGGCAAACTGATTTTAAATTCATCCAGGATAACCTGATACAGGCCGTAAGCGAAATGGCAAAAATGTTTGCAGCCGGTCGCGACATGTTCATCGTTTCGGGCTGCGAATTAAGCAAGGTTGATGGGCAATATCATGTTAGCCAGGGCATGGTGATGATGGATGGTGAATTGCTATACGTGCCCGGGCAAAGTGTGCCGGCAGATGGAGTATTTAAACCTCACATCCGCAAGCAGGAGTTATTTAACCCTACTGGCGAAAAGCAGTTCCTGGTAGGGCAGTTAACTGAATTCAGGAACACCTGGGACGATAATTATGGCAAATTACATACACAGACAGACGCGGAGCCTATGCCCGGAAGGTTATACTTTTATGAAGCACAGAGCATTTACCAGATTATTGCCAACCAGATAAAAGATGATACAGGCTGGGTGACCCTGGATGTGATTAACGGATGGATGGCCGAATACCCTTTGCAATACCGCAGGGTGGGCGATGTAGTGTATCTCAGGGGAGTTGTATCGTCCGAGCTTAACCCTGTAAACCCGGCTATCGCAACCATCCCACAGGACTTAACCCGTGATTATGCCTTCAGTGTTTTTAACGGGCCAAATACGCAATTGCACATCAATCCAACTGGTGTAATAGCATTGAATATTGCATTGATACAAGGCAATACTGCCAACATTGAAGCAAGCTGGATGATATGAAAATAACAGTTAATGACCGGCAAACGATTTGGGACATTGCAGTGCAATGTTGCGGTAGTGCTGATGCGGCATTCGCTATTGCCAGGCTCAATAGCATCAGCCTTAGCGATAACCTCGCACCGGGCTTGGAGCTGCAGGTGCCCGGCGAGTACAACAAGCGCAATGTTGATTACTACAAGCGCAATAAGATAGAACCGGCTACCGGATTACAGCCGGCACAGAACGAAATGGACGGAATTGGGTACTGGATTATAGAAGATGATTTTGTAAGTACATAAAGGAATGTAAAGACGCACAGCCGTGCGTCTCAACATGCCAAAAAAAACAAAAAAACAATGGCAGTAAAAAACAGGAACATACTTAAAAGCTACTTCGAGACCGGCGACAAGCCTACAGAGGCGCAATTCATCGACCTGATAGATTCGATGTTCAACATATCAGAGGACAGTCCCGTCCAGGGTACGCCGGGGGTTGACGGCAATACGGTGATGCTCCGCAAAACCACGACCCACCTGCAATGGAAATACCCCGATGACGAAGCCTGGACAGATATTGTGGCACTTAGTGAAATTACAGGACCACAAGGCGATGAAGGTGAACGCGGTTTGGCAGGCCGTGAAATTGAATTACAGCAGGGAACCACACACATACAATACAGGTACATTGGAGACGTCACCTGGATAGACTTGATCCCGATAGCAGATATTACCGGAGCAGCCGGAACATACACTGCCCTACAGTTGCGCGACCTGTTGCAAACGCTCACAGGCATCGACATGCTGGACTCTAATAAGGTAAAGTACGAAGGCGAAACAAGCGTACACAGCAAGCTTGTTAGCCTCAATAGTGCTGTATCGGCAAAGCAACAACGCCTGTTTGTTACGCGGATAATCTACGATGCAATTATTGAGGCATATTCGCTCACCATAAGCGGGAACATGAGTATTTTGCAAATGGCCGTAAACAGGGTGCCTTACTCGGGTGCGATGGGAGCTTCATATAACGGAATGGACTTCAAGTACCAGGTAGTTGGCGGCAACACAGTGGTAACGCTCAACCCGGGTTTAGGGATCATGTTTATGCCCAATGATATAATTGATATAATTTACAGCAATGAGTAACGATTTAAGGCGCTTACGAAAGGTGCAACAACACAATCCGGCTTATAAGGCATGGAACCTTCGCGGAGCACCCGATTTTACCAGCTTCAACCCTGCTGCCATTTTAGCCGGCGACACCTGGTTTGGAAGCGTTGAAGACGGGGTTACAGTGAACAATATTTTAGGAAACCTCAAAGTATTCAAGGGAGATTGGGTAATCGCAATTGAAGACAACCCGGGGCTGCTTAATTACGAAACCTTCAACGCCGGCAAGTGGGATATTATCCGGCGCATACCTGCCGACCAGGGCAGCAAGTTCACCGGGCGCGATGGCGGGCGGTTTGGCTGGACTTCGATAGATGACGATTACCAGTACGTCTGCACACGTTCAGGCGAACCTGAAACGGTAAGCGGTGCAGGTGATGGGACAGCAATATGGAAAAGGCATTCATTACAAAACACTTAATAATTATGGCAAAAAGAACAAAACAAGTCCGCGAAAAACTCGAAGCCCTAAAATTAAAGGAAGAACTTCTGGCCGAGGAAGTACGTAAAGCCGAGAAGGAAGAAAAGGCGAGTATCGAGGCCGAAAAAAAACACTTCGACGAAACACGCGAAAAAATAGCAACAATTGCAAAAGAGGCAGGATTCTTTTGCGGGGTAGTATTAACAGCACCTGAGATTGGCGAAATAGTTAAGCTCGCCATCAACAGTAAAGAGAGCATTACTATCCCGTTTATGCTTTACGAAATTGAAATAAGTGAAGAAACTGAAATTAACCATAAAAATTAAAAGATATGGATCAACATGATTTATTATTAACTCAAAACGTTGCTGCAAGCGGCGTTGAGTTCTCAGAAAAATATGTAAACGTAAAAAAAGGGAGCTTACTTACAGGTAACGCGAGCAATGTCCCGGCTATGCTTGATTTACCAACATTTTCACCGGGGAACAAATATTACCTGCAGGCCGATTCTGCTGAGCCTTTTGGCTTGAAGTGGGTTGCTGTTGACGATGCCCATGATTTCCACGAACAAAACACCGACACCGGGACTACTTCAGAAACCTTTCAGATTGACAGCGAGGAAGGTGGCCCAAAGCTCAAAAATATAAGCGGAAGGCTTAATATCCGCAATGATGCAGACGCAGCCGATGCTGAAATTAACGCGTCAAAAATGTTTGTATCGGGGGGCGACCCTACCGTTGACAATGAACTTGCGCGTAAAAAGTACGTTGACGACAAGATTAACAACGTATTAGGGGCTAATGATGCTATGGTGTTCAAGGGGGTCATTGGAACGGAGGGCATATCAGAGCTGCCGGAAGATTACAGCGCGGGGTGGACATATAAAGTTTCTTCTGGTGCCCCGGCAACAATTGCAGGGCAGCCAGTTGAAGTTGGCGACATGGTAATCGCAATTGCAGACGGTGAAGATGTTGTACCTGTGAATAATGCACACTGGACTGTAGTGCAAGGGAACACTGAAGGGGTTGTTATAGGTCCTGCAGCGGCTACATCCGGGAATTTCCCAATGTTTAACGGCTCAAGTGGGAGAATAATCCAAAATAGTCCATTCGGCCCAACCAGCTTCGCCCCGGCGTCGCACGTTGGGTTAGGTGGAGCTGCACATGCCATTGTCTCCACAACTGTAAATGGATTCATGTCGAGCTCTGATAAGGTTAAACTCAACGGGGTTGCAACAAGTGCAAACAACTATGTGCACCCAAGTGACGGAGGTGGTAGTATTCCAATTGCTTTGGGCGGTGCTAATGTGATTAGCAGTATAACTGTGAATACAGCAGGGCATGTTACAGCTACAGCAACAAGGACACTTACACCTGATAATATTGGCGCACTGGGCGATTGGGTTGCTGCACCGGCATCAAAAACATCAGCGGGCACGGCAGGGCAAATTGCCAGGGACGATAACTTTATTTACGTGTGCACCCAAAGTGGCAGTGCCGGCAATGCAGCATGGAAGCGGAGCGCAATAGCAACTAACTGGTAGAAGGCTATGGCTCAATATGAATTATTATTGCCTGTCAATATAAGTGCCACAGGCGTTGAGTTTAGTGAAAAAGCTTACCTGCTTGGTAAGGGTGAAATACTGATTGGATGCGATTCGGGGCCGGTTGTGTTAAACGCAGGTGACGATGGATATGCAATTGTCTTCGATAGCCAATCAGCCACGGGCGTTAAAATGAAACAGCTTAAAGGCGGGGCATTCGCTGATATAGGTACCGGAAGTTCCGACGTTGCAAGGGGCATTCATTTGCATGAATTCGGTAGTGAAGAACTCCCGGTTTCAAGATACTCCGCCTCACTGCCTTTTGACAATGATTATCAATATTACCTATACGACCTTCATACGCTTAACGGCCCGCAACTTCAGCTTGAAGTTAATGTAATGAATTTCAAACCGGGCAAACGTTCAATTATATGTATAACCGGGGATGGTGAGAGTGTTATTTCGTTCGCGTCTGACTTTAAAATTATTGAAGGTGAATTTAACCCTGGTCTGAACGTGAAAAATGTAATAGAAATGGTCAGCGGCACATACGGTACAGCGTATGTAGGAACTGAAATATTTGTTTTAACAAGAATTTATCAGTTATAAAAATACCACTGAAAGGTGAAACCCCCTGGCGAATCTCATTTCCCTTCAATGGTTAATATTCATAAAGTGTGACGCGGCAAATACACTATTATTTCTCGCATTTGGTTTTGAAAATGTTTTACATTTGGATTTTTTGATTATATATTGATAACGTTGATGACTAT